ATGATGACTTTGTGTTTGCCAGTTGCTTGAAGTGATACGGTCGAAGCGAAATTTTTTGCAGTATTTCTGACCGTATCAAGAAAACGTCCTTCATCGGATCCATTGATGACATAGACATCTACCCCCAATTCGTTACACAGTGCCTTTGCTACAGTAGTCTTACCACATCCTGCTGGACCAGCCAGCAGCATGTTTGGGATCTCTCCTTTATCTAGGAAGTCTTGGAAGGTCTTCTTAATATTTGTTGGTAAAATACATTCTTCAATAGTTTTAGGTCGATATTTCTCAACCCAAAGAAATTCATCTCGCATAATCATTCCAAAGGACGAACAAATTCATTAGATACAATCTCAGTTGCCTTCAATTGTTCTTTCATATATTCTACACCATCTTCCGGTGTAGCAGTATCACCACAGGTAAAGACATCACAAACTGCCATGCCCTTCTCTGGCCATGTATGAATGGAAATGTGACTCTCTGCAAGCATAGCAACACCAGTTACGCCTTGAGGATCAAACTTATGTGTTGCTAGATTTAGTAGAGTAGATTTGCATTCTTTTGTTGCTCTATACAAAAGCATCCGAATGAACTCTTCATCATCAAGGAGTTCAAACGGACAACCCCGAAGGGTAAAAAGTATGTGTTTCACTGTTGTTTCTTCAACCATTCACGAAATTTACGTTTCCCCTCTTCAACTTTCCACCAAGGTGCATAGAGGGGACCTTGATAATCCTTCTTACCCGAAGGTGGAGTCGGGTTCGAGAGCGATGTAGTAGACGAGATCATGATTCTTAGAAGTAAAACGAGAGAGCAACTTCTGAGACACCACTACATCATATGTTCCAGGAAGAACCTTGATGTTCTCAATCTTGAAGTTGAAAACAAATTCTGAGTTGGTTTCACCAACAATTTCTTCGTGACCATGAGAAGTATCATTCTTCTTGTCACGAATAACCAATTTCACAACACCATTCTCACCAACTGCGGAAAGATCTGGAACCTGATAAACAGCTGCTGCTTTCAGGAGTTTTTCCAAAACTGAAGTAGAAAGTTCAAAACAAACATCTTCACTAGGAAGAGTGATTTCTTTTTCTGGAGGAGTGACAATTACATTTGGGTCTGCAAAGAAATATTTGGAGCGAGAACCACCTTCACGAATAACAACATAACCGTCATTAGCAAAGTCAAGTTCAGGACTTTGATGCACACTCAATCCATTCAGAAATTGGTTGAGATCATAGATTCCAAAATCTTTAGAGAACTCTTCAGTCACCGTTGCTTCAGCAAGAATATTCTTCATCAAACTGATAGTACGGAGTTTACTACCTTCCTTGAAGAGAATCGATTGGTTAATCGAAGAGAAGTTCTTCAGAACGGAGATAGTTTTATCGGACAGTTTCATAGTATTAGAGGGTCTCAGTTTCACTGGGGGTAGGTTTCGCGTTGTGCATTCTTATCGTTGAAATGCATTAGAAGAACAGCATAATGCAGAATCTTCATAATGTCACGTCGGGCAGTGCCTTTCTTATCATAGCGAGAGGCATACTTGAGGATGTTGCTACGGCAGAAAGATTCGCCATCACCACATGCTTCAATCAGGTCAAGTGTCTGAATTTTATCATCACCAGCAGAATAATGTTGGTTATATGTGCCAGTAATATAATCTTGTAGTTCTTTGAGGATTGCATCCTCATTATATTTGTATTTACTTCGGGTGTTCTTTTCTTCCATAGTTAGATCAAAGGAAATAGTGTCTTCGCCACCTAGAGAAAGGTAATCCATAGGGACTGGTTGAGCGGCACCAAATGTAACACATCCTGCATCCCCAGTAAAATTGATGGTATCACCAGAAAAACTAGGATTGCCTGTAATACTAAATCCATCTTCTTCCCAAAAATCTTGATTAGATACTCCGTTCACAGAGTATCCATCTGCTTTAGTAAATGGATTTTTTCTATCTGGATCATTACGAGTATAGTCGTAATAATGAGTTGAATGTTTTGCCATGTTCAATTCATCGAATAATAAAGACCAAGAGTTAACCATATTCTATCAGGATTGCACCTCCTCGTCAACGGGCATTACGAAATCAGCATCAACCTTGTCATACAGTTCCAGGAATGCCTGCTTGGTTTCATCATCGAAACGGTTGACACAGACTTGAATTGCTTTTGCTTTGTCTCCGAAGATGCTGTATGCCTTGACAATATGGACCAGACGACGGGTGCTGATGATCTCTTCGATGCCACCATCATAGAAGGTCTTGCGGATGATGTCTGCCCAGTCAGAAAGACGCTTGCAGAACTCTTCATCCTTACAGATCTTACTAAGGATCTTCTGTTCGGTTGCAGGCGTGGGATACTCCTGCTCAAAGGTCACAGGGAATCGCTCAAGGAATGCTTCGTTGAGCACATTAGTTCCAATGAATCGTCCGTCGTCGGAACCTTTACCTTTGGTATTTGCGGTTGCGAATACTTGGAAACCTTCTGCGGGCGCAACCCATTTGCCAATCTTCTTGAGGAAAACTCCTTTTCCTTCGAGAATAGACTGAAGACAGAGGATTTTGTTTGAGGCGAGGTCGATCTCGTCAAGGAGCAGCACAGCACCCCGCTGCAGGGCCTCAATGACGGGTCCGTTGTGCCAAACGGTTTCTCCGCCAACAAGACGGAAACCGCCAATAAGATCATCTTCATCAGTCTCTACCGTGATGTTGACTCGGATGAGTTCTCGTCCGAGTTGGGCACACGCTTGTTCGACAGAAAACGTTTTGCCATTGCCCGAGAGACCCGTGATAAACGTAGGGTAGAAGAGACCGGACTTAACAATTTTTTTAATATCAGTGAAGTTACCAAACTGGACGAAGGAATCATCTTTCGCGGGGATAAGGTTTTGTTCGATTGCTGGCAGAGCAGCAGGAGCATTATATGTTGTCTCCAGTTCTTCCACAGTCTCTTTCGTTACTTCCAGGTTCCACTTACCACGACCAACTTTATAGTCAGTCAGTTTGTTAGTAATAGTCTGGTAGTTGAAGTCATTCATCTGACAGAATGCCTTAATCTCAGCAGAAGTCACGGACTCGCCGTAGGACTCGCGGAGACATTCGATGATGCTTTCTTTGGACAGACCCATTTGCTTTGTTTGAACTGAAGTTATTATAGACGAAAAAGGGGGGTCTCAAACCCCCCGTGTGTCACTTCTCAGTCCGTCCACTTCTGCCATACTTATATCGCATGGCTCCAAGTAAATATGCCTGACTGAGAGATTTGGGTCCATTCTCAAGGATTTCAAGTACCTTAGGATCCCTCTCTGATGCTTTTGCTATTTCTCTCCAATTTTCCTTTGTCATGCCACCAAAGAAATAAATTCGCCTAGAACTTTCTTATTTAGTTTCTTAGTCTTAAGAGACTTGATGAAAGCAGACTTAATCTTTGCTTTGGTTGCACCTTCATCAACTTCAAAGTCTGCATCCTGTGATAGGGAAGCAGCAGACATCGCAAAGTATGCATGATAACCAGAGGTCTTGATGGTGAAACTACGCTGCTTCTTCCACTCACTCTGAATTTTACGGAACGCATCAGAGTTCTGATCATAATACAGTTTCATGAAGTGATTTGCATCACGACTCTCAAGAACACGAATACCAACAAAGTTGACTGTGGGGAAGTTGTCACGAAGATTCTGAAGCATCAGATCAGTAAAACCATGCCAACCATAAGGAACCTGATAGGTATTGCCAGTCTTACGATCGCGGAGGAAAGTGCAACCACCAACCATCTGACGCTTACCCATATAAGGTTCCTTCTCCCAAGGTCGTTCGATAATAACATGACGAGTAAGATGATTTGCTTCCCCATCAGTCAGAACAATACACTGAACTTTCTGCAGTTTGTTCTCACGCTGAAACTTAGGAAGAATCTGATGGAGAGCAACAAATGCCTCGTTCAGAGGAGTGCCAGACAAACTCATACGGGGAGGAATACCATATCCAACCATGTATTGGTCAGAGAAGTAGTTAGCAACACGCCAGATGTTGATCATCTGGTGCTCTAGTTGCTTACCATTTACACGACTGGTAAGAATATTCATCATTGCAAACTCATGACTAACCGAAAGTAGATTCTCTTTCGCTTCATAAGCAAGAGAGAAGTCCATTGGTTTGACAACCTCTTGAGTTTCATAATCAATCTTAGGGCGATTCCACTCATTAGTGAAAGCATAGACCTCAAAGGGAATAGAGACTTTCTTACAGAACCAAATCAGATTGTAGAGTTGCTTGACAGTATCCATCATGACACGGCTCATAGAACCACTCCAGTCCAGTACAAAAATTAGACCATGATTCTTGCCGTCAGGGACCACAGAGACCTTCTTGAAGAGGTCTTCATTGTACTTGTAGGTATGCAGTTTAGAAGTGTCCAGGACGCCTGTACGGGCGGTTGTAGCACGGGCATAGGAGTCTGCTGCCTTGCGGCACTCAAACTCTTTTACCAGGTAGTTTACTTCTTTTTGAGCAGATCGTTTGAACTCAACAAACCGCTTGTCTGCGCGTTCGTAGATATCAACGGAAGGAACACTCTTTTGCTGAATGGAGAAGAAAGAATCAATGTCCTCATGAATCTCAGAGTTGTCCGCAACAATTTTCTTCAGATCCACCTGAGGAATCTCAACATAGACATTCTCTGGCCAATCATTATCCACAAGATCCTGCAGTTTTGATTGCAAAGCATCAGCAGTATGAACTTCAGGGTCATCGGAAGCAACAGGATTATCCCAGTCTCCCTCTCCATTGGTCTGCTGAGGAATCTGTGGATCGGATTGCCCTTCACTATCTCCACCACCTTCTCCATCACTTGGTTGAGATTGAGAAGTAGGAGTTTGAGATTGTCCACCCTCACCCACTTCAGGAGGGACAGGCATATCATCAACCTTCTCTTCCTCTTTCTCCTTCTTGCAGAACAAGTACAGTTCTTCCGCAACCTTCAATGCTTCATCGAAAGTTTCTACTTCTGCAATCTTCTGAATAAGAACCTTTTCTTCGGAGTCGAAAGAAATATCTACAAAATT